TTAATATCTCTCCCATTTCCCAATGAGTGGTAAAGCCCCATATCTACCGTCAAGATAAGAAGCTTCTAAATTCTCCCTTCCTTTTCTTGGACTAAAATCCGTAAGTGGGAAAAGATTTGTTTGCTTTGAATTGTCTTTTTCTACAAACCAAATCTGATCTCGTCTGAAAACATCTTGATTTAAAATAGACGTCTCATGAGTTGTAAAGATTAACTGGGCACCATTCTTATTGATATTTTTATCGTGAAATAAACCTACAATAAACTCAACTAATTTGGGGTGTAAGTTATCATTTAATTCATCAATAAACAGGATGTTTCCTGTCTCGAGTGAATGTGATAAGGGACCTGCGAAACTAAAGATTTTTCTAGTTCCATGCGATTCATCTTTTAAATCGAATGGAATTGGCTCTCCATCCTCATTATTATGAAGTGTTTTAATGACATATTCTTCCTTGCCTTGCATATTCTTAATTACTAGTTCCTTGATGGCTGCAGGCATATCATCAGGAAGAGCATTGGGATTGAATTTTTCTTTTGTTACATGAATGTCATCAATACCTACATCGGCAGCTTTTAAAAAATTGAGAATCTCATCTTTCTTATCATTTAAGCATTGCTTTGCACTGTAATCACTATCCCAACCTGTTAATTCAGTAAATTTAACTTTGTAATAAAACCAATCGTATACAGGTTTTAGTTGTACACTGTTTAATTGTACTGCTGTAGAAAGAAAGAGCGCATTAGGCCTAGTTGATTTCAACCATGTTTGTTTTTCTCCTGTCAACGATGGCCCCAACTCCCATTCATGGGTTTGTTTTTCTTCATCCCATAGACGTAAAAACCATTTTTGTGGTCTGCCTTTGGGGAATGCAAATAACCATTCGTCGTGAATAAAATCTTCTGTTGCAGAAAAACCATACTGGTATCTGATGCCTTCGGAAATAAAGTTAATTTCAAATTCAGATGGTTGATTAATCTTCTTTGAGTCTAGTCTAAAAGGCGTGATATCAAGTTTATCACCACTTTTATAACCTGTAGCAGACCGGACAATAAGTTCAGCCATAGTTGTAATAGCGTTAATAATGTTTGATTTTCCGGCAGCATTAGGGCCATAAATCACAGCACTTTTAAGCAATTCAAGAGATTTAGGTTCATCAATACTGAACAGATTATTAGGCAAATCGTTAAGTTTTGATGCAACTAAACTCAGTGTTTGTTTCTCTGAAATAGATTTATAGTTTTGTACTGTAAACTCAATCAACATAATTTATACCCTTTTAACTTCCCATAGCTTAAAAACCACTAAAAGTGATTTTATAGCACAAATTTGACAAAAAACGTCAAATCTTTGCATTTAATGCACACTAAAACCATTGTACACTATCCTCATCATCCTGCTAACATTCTTGTAAGCTTTACTGTTTTGCGAAGGGGGGCTAGTGCTATCGGGCGTTTTACTTCTCAATTTTCATGTTCTCCGGATTTTTTGATACTTGGTCCTTACAAGCTGTCTTGCCATCATAGTCTACGAGATACGAACCATAATGCCTGAAAAGCATTTCCGGCCCTTTATGCCCCATTTGAGCTGCAAGCCAAAACAGATTTGCTCCTCGGCTGATATGGCTGGTGGCGAATGTATGCCTAGTTTGATATGGATTTCTGTATCGAATACCTGCTTTCCGTAATGTTGGCACCCATGCTTTTTTCCTGATTGCATCAGCACTTGCCCAAGGCTTATTGGTCTTTGGGTCTTCAAAGACAGTAGCATCCTTCATGAATGTAAATGGCTTCTGATTTATCAGCGCCAACATTGCCTCTTCTGTCAGTTCAACTTTACGAGTACCTGCTTTTGTCTTTGTCCCTTTGATAATACCGACAACACTTGCGCTCTGGACATGGGCAGTTTTTCCAACAAAGTCGATATCACGCCATCGAAGGGCACATAATTCAGAACTACGCAGGCCTGTATGTATAGCGAACCGGAACAGATTCTCCCATTGTTTGTTTCCGGCTGCTGCTAGTAATGCATCAACTTCTGTTGGTGATAGCGGATCAACCACGTAGCTGCTTTCTGCTTCTGACTTATCACTTTGGTAGCGCGAAGCAGTTACCAACGATACGGGGTTAATTTGAAGTACCCCATCGGTTACGGCTTCATCAAGTGCTGACCGCAGGAAAGATAACTGGTTGCGAATTGTTTTTAAGGTCGTTTTCTGGCTTTGAATCCACGCTTTCAGGATTGCTGGTGTTAATTCACTTGCAGGGCAAATGTGGAGTGAGGCTAACGCACTACGGCATTTTTTATAACCACCAATCGTAGATGGTGAAAGTTTTCTCGTTTCGCAGATTTCAAGGTATTCGTCCAGGTACATTTTTACCGTTTTGCCTGCAGCAGCATTACCAAAAATTTTCAAACGAGCAGAACGGGGAAAATATTCCGCATAAATGAATGTTCCCCTTTCGATCTTATTATGAATTTCGCCGAGTGTGCGCTCGGCGTATTTAATGTTCTTTGGTGTTACTTCCAGATTGGAAAGTGGCTCACGACATTTAACTCCTTTGTAGGTGAAAGTTATATTGATCGTTTCTCCCTGACGGTGTTTTCTGATTGTTACGCCGCGCGGTAGTTTGAGCAGTTTTGTCTGGCCCATTTTGCAACCTCACTAAGATCAATCCACCTCTCCTTAACGCCTTCAACCTTTAAAACCTGAACACCTTCACGCCAAACACCGCGCTGTACACGTTTGTTTATTGCTTCAGGAGTTTCGCCAGTTTCTTTGCAATAAGTTGAGATAGGAACGCAATCGAGGTTCAGCATATGTTTCTCCACTTAGCCCGCTGCACACGGGCAGTAATATCAAATTCCAGTCCTGATAATTAATTTTGTTCTCTGGTTGCTACCTGTTTTATTGGCCTGATGCTGTCCAGGAGCAGACGGCGACGCATGTTTGGCGCACCCCAACGGTAACCAGTCTTTTTGTCGTAGGATTCACAACGTCCGGCAACCCAGGACGTTTCAGTGGAATGTAATTTCATCCGCTTTTCACCGTCTCGGGTGATAACAATTCCTGTATGAGTTTTTATCACGCTCATTTCTTAGTCTCTGGTGCTTTCGGCATTACTGCCCAGTGAGTGATATTGACGTTTTCAAGGTCCCCGACCTGAAATGTCCACTGCCATTCTCCGGTTTCTTTTTGCCCCCATGTGTACCAGAGAGAACGCCAGCCAATCAGCCAGCCTTCTCCATTAGCATCAAATAACAGAACACTTTCATTTGCTGGCGGCAGTTCAGCTGACACTGGTATTACTTTGTTTTCCAGAGCCGCACATTTAGCTTCAAGCGCATCGAATTTACGTACCAGATACTCAGCATTTGTTTCATTCACTTTCAGATCTCGCGGTACACATTTCCCGCGAAGAACCCCTTCCATTTCGAAAACATTCATGCGCATTTGCGTAACTCCGATAACTCGTTAAAACGTTCCATAAACATCCCATAGGCATGGCCTGGCGACAGTGGAATAACTTTGAACATCTCTGTTGCCGGGATACCTTCCAGTACGGGCCAGAAAGAGCCATCATCAAGCCCGAGATCGCGGCGTTCGGTTGCCAGCATAATGAGATCGGTATATTTCACTGGCGTGCTCATAACAGGAGGTAACCCGTATTTCTCACGGATTACGGCGTCTATTTTTTCTTCCATCCGTTTATAGTCAGGAAGAAGTCGTTTCAGTGGCGCGGGGACGTCCTGGCAATATGCTTCTGTTGCATCATGCATTAACGCTTCAAAAGCAAATTTCTGCGGCACCAGCTGGCTGCAAAGCACCGCATGCTGGGCGACACTGTAGAAGTGTGAAAGATGTCCTGCAAAGCGACAGATATTTGAAAGGGAAACCGCGATATCGTTAATAACGATGTCGTCTTTATTTATCCTGTCATAATAAAAATGCTTCCCGGAAAAAGTTTTAATAAATGACATTTTGTTCTCCACGTATATGCGCTGCACCGCGCTGAATTCGGGTAAAAGGAAGCCCTCACCGTCTGGCGATTATTGAGTCAATTACATTTCCATAAATGCCCCCGTAGGGGCGGTTAGTTTCTCCACAAAACAGAGAAGAACACCTGCGGTGGCAGCCGCCCGGATGGATTGGGTTATGAGCCCGTCGTCCGGTGATGCTCTTCTCTGTTTTGTAAAAAGAGCGGTACCAGCCGGAAGCAAGTGTACAAACTGGTACCGCCAAAGCAGTGGCTGTTGTGGTGGGGTTGTCACTCAGGCGTATGGTCAACCTGACAATCCGGTGTCCTCAACGGGGAAAGAGTAACCCCGCCATACTTACCGCCGCGCCATTTCGCGGATTACCACAACGCTGAGAGCACTTAGCCAGTTACGGCACCACACTTTGTCGCGGTTCCATAAATGCCCTCATCGTTGCACCCTGGTCTCTTCCCAGGCGTCAAACCGAATCGCCACGCTGGTTAGGCGTCTTATCAGCATCATCATTGACTTGCACATTCCGGCTACCTGGTTTGTTTGCTCGAGCAAGGAGTGGATTGTCCCCTTTAACGTCACCAGACCGCTAACGACGCATGTGCCATACGCCGTGTTACAACCAAATTTTGTTTTAATCTTGCCTGTGTTATGTTTCTTTTAGATACATTATGTATCTCATGGGTACATTGTCAAGCATAAAAAAACCTGCCGAAGCAGGTTCATAAATATTGATTAGGCCTTTATTGTGTATCTTCTTGGTTTTCCCGAGAAAATCACTGTACCAATTATAGAGCAATTACCGTTAATCTTAATGTAAGGCTCAGGCCAGTTTGGGTTTAATGCTTTGAGATAACGCTGTGTTCCATCTTCTATCAACCGCTTGAAGGTGGTTTCGCCTGAATCGTGCATCAATGCAATAACGTCGTCACCGTGGCAGGCAGGGACTTCAGGATCTACAAAAATCATGTCTCCCGGGCGGTACTCATCAATCATTGAATCACCAATCACCCGCAAGATATAAGTCATTTCGCCACAGGGTACAGGGCAGGGATAAGTTTCTGCTGTGCTCAAATCAACCTCAGAATAGCCAACTTCTTTCCATGCTCCGGCCTGTACCCATGATATGACAGGGACTAACGTTATTTGTTTGTTAGTAATTGAAACATCAGGTTTTTTTGTGATGTTTGTTGTCTGGTGTTCTTGATCAAGCCATCCGACAGGCAGGTCGAAACATTTTTCGATGTGCCGTGCCATGCTGTCACCGATATTTTTAGTAGCACCATCTCCCATAAACCTGCTGGTCTGGGTTGGCTCGCGATCAATCATGGTGGCAAAGGAAGAATTCCCGCCAACACCATCTCTCAGTTTTCTGGCGTTAGACCGCCGGATGTCATGGACTGTTTTCATAACGAAATTAAAACCTTTGTACCGATAGGGTACAAGTATCTTGAAGGTTCATCTCAATCATGTAATATGTATATCGGAGGTACATATTGTATGAAAGCGTATTGGGACTCTTTAACCAAAGAACAGCAGGGCGAGTTGGCCGGAAAAGTTGGCTCAACACCAGGCTATTTACGGCTGGTTTTCAATGGTTATAAAAAAGCCAGTTTTGTGCTGGCTAAAAAACTTGAGCAATGCACGTCAGGTGCAATTACGAAATCTGACTTAAGACCGGATATCTATCCGAAAGATTAACAGAACACCTTCAATTTTTAACCACAGAACGATGAGGCTAACCGTGGGTAAGCATCACTGGAAAGTAGAAAAACAGCCTGAGTGGTACGTGAAAGCTGTCAGAAAAACTATCGCGGCGTTGCCGGGGGGGTACGCTGAAGCTGCTGAGTGGCTAGATGTAACAGAGAACGCTTTATTCAACCGCCTTCGTGCAGATGGCGATCAGATTTTCCCGCTGGGATGGGCAATGATTTTACAGCGCGCGGCTGGCACTCACTACATTGCGGATGCTGTCGCACAGTCTGCTGGTGGGGTGTTTGTATCGCTTCCTGAAATTGAGGAAGTAGAGAACGCCGATATAAACCAGCGCCTGCTGGAAGTCATCGAACAGATCGGGAGTTACTCAAAGCAGATTCGTTCGGCAATCGAAGATGGGGTAGTGGAGCCACACGAGCAGACAGCAATTAATGATGAGTTGTATCTGTCAATTTCGAAGCTCCAGGAGCATGCAGCACTGGTCTACAAAATCTTTTGCGCTCCAGAAAAGAGTGACGCCCGCGAGTGTGCAGCTCCGGGCGTCGTGGCGTTTTGTGTCTGTGGAGAAACTAACGCATGAACAGTTTAACGGCAAATAACCGTTTGTCGCAACAGCTGGTGGTCAGCGTCGCTGAACACCTGTTGTTACGGCATGAATGCAGATTACCAAATCTCCTGGCTGTAAGTAACCACAGAGAACTTTACCTGACTGTGGGGGGCGAGTTGTGCAGGAACTTAACCGCTGGTTTCGTGACGGAAGAGGACTTTATGTTCATGTTATTCGTTGGGAGCCAGAAACACAGCGCGTTATCTATCTTCGCAAAGACTACCCGCATGAGTGCTTTAGTCCTTTGTGGAAATTCAAGCGTGATTTTGTTGAGTGTGAAGGACCACCAGCACATTGATTCTGCCATTCCGGGACGTTACACTGTTCAGGCACCTTATAAAGCGGGTGCCGGGATTGGCGTCCTGGAATTGATCAAGGCGATATATGACGCGCCAGCGTCTTTTTTATCGTCCGCATTTGCTCACATCAAAGTTATGGTGGGCTGGGCGGGGGCATCGAAAGATGCGCCGGTTTCCTTGATCACCGGTTACGCCAACCCCGTTCAGTTCACCACCAGCGAAATTGGCGTTTCCGGTGGTGGAAGTATTTCACCGATCAAGGAGGCTGCCATCATGGCTACTGTCCCAGCCCTCACTCGTCTGAATGATGAAGACTTACATAAACTCAGTTATGTAACAACTGCACTACGTGCTCTGCGCAAGGTAACTCTTTCGGATCCGCAAGCACATCAGGTTCTGGTAGAAACCCTTCTTAACTTGCAAGCTGAACGTATTCGTCTGGCGGATAAGGCTAATTTTCATATTCACCGTCTCCTGAATATCAGCGGAGGGCATCGTCATGCTTAATCCGTTACTCCTCAACATTTACCGTTTATTTCAGCGTAAAAAAATATCAACACCCACAGTTGGGCAGTGGTACACCACGCCAGCAGGGCATGTTCTACGTGTCAGCCTGGTTGACCGTGAATGTCAGAAGGTGATTTGTGAACCGCTGGGCCGTAATTACCGCGTCAGTATGCCGCTTATAGCCTTTCGCTCCGGAAAAAACATGAAGCATCTCGGAGGTGCAGCATGAGTATGGAGCTGATGGTTAAAGCGATGAAAATTCGAGTGGGTAATCCATTGCGAAAACTGGTTCTGATCAAGCTGGCTGATAATGCCAGCGATCAGGGTGAGTGCTGGCCCAGCTACCAGCATATTGCTGACCAGTGCGAGATTAGCAAACGTTCTGTGATGAATCATATTGCGGCCCTTTGTGAGTCCGGGCTGGTAAAAAAAGTCACCCGGAAAGGTGAAAAAGGTAACTCAAGTAATATCTATCTCCTTCATCTGGATGGTGCAGGAGATTCACTAGGGGGTAGTGCAAATAATTCACTATCTGGTGCAGCAAATTCACCAGGTAGTGCAGGAGTTGCACTAGGGGGTAGTGCAGGAGATTCACCCAGAACCAGTCACTCTTTTGAACCAGTCAAAGAACCAGTCAATGAACCAATAGCTGTTGGTGCATCTGCTGATGAGTCTGTGCGAGTTCGTTCAAACCGACCGGAATACTCTCCGGAGTTTGAGCAGGCATGGCTGGCATACCCCAAACGTGCTGGTGGCAATTCAAAATCAGCAGCCTTCAAAGCCTGGAAAGCCCGTTTGAATGAGGGGGTAAACCCCGAAAACATGCTGGAAGGTGTGAAACGCTACTCGTGCTGGGTATCTGCGATGGGTAACAGCGGCACACAATTTGTGAAACAGGCTGTCACGTTCTTTGGTCCGGATCGTCATTTCGAAGAATCCTGGGAAGTTCCTGCGGTATCTGCAGCCAGACGCGAGGACCCGTACTTCAAAGCCAGTTACGACAACGTGGACTACAGCCAGATCCCGGCAGGATTCAGGGGGTGATTATGAGTCTTTTGAATGAAGTTCAGAAATTCATTGAAGCCCATCCGGGGTGTACTTCCGGAGACATTGCGGATGCTTTTGCAGGTTACTCACGGCAGCGCGTTCTGCAGTCAGCAAGCAAGTTACGTCAGAGTGGGCGTGTGGATCACCGTTGTGAAGGAGATACACGCAGACATTTCCCGCGCCTGACTGAGAGAGCGCAGGAACCGGAACCACAACCAGTTCGTGAAACCAGACCTGTGCGCAATTTCTATGTCGGCACTAACGATCCACGGGTGATTTTGTGCCTGACCCGCCAGGCTGAAGAACTGGAGTCCAGGGGCTTATACCGTCGTGCTGCAACCGTGTGGATGGCGGCATTCCGTGAAAGCCACTCCCAGCCAGAACGAAACAATTTTCTGGCGCGTCGTGAGCAGTGCTTACGGAAAAGCAGCAAGCGAGCTGTATCGGGTGATGAGTGGTATCTGTCAGGGAATTACGTGGGGGCTTAATGAGTAATAAATATTGCCAGGCGCTGGTGGAACTGCGGAACAAACCAGCCCATGAACTGAAGGAAGTGGGCGATCAGTGGCGCACGCCGGACAACATTTTCTGGGGAATTAACACCCTGTTTGGCCCGTTTGTTCTGGATCTGTTTACTGACGGTGATAACGCCAAATGTGCCGCGTATTACACGGCGGAAGATAACGCGCTGGCGCATGACTGGTCAGAACGTCTTGCGGAGCTTAAAGGTGCTGCCTTTGGTAATCCCCCATACAGCCGCGCCAGTCAGCATGAGGGGCAATACATCACCGGCATGCGTTACATCATGAAACATGCCAGTGCCATGCGTGATAAGGACGGGCGCTATGTTTTCCTGATCAAAGCTGCCACCAGCGAAGTGTGGTGGCCGGAAGATGCGGACCATATTGCTTTTATTCGCGGGCGTATTGGTTTTGAACTGCCTGCCTGGTTTATCCCGAAGGATGAGAAGCAGGTGCCGACAGGCGCTTTCTTCGCTGGTGCTATTGCTGTTTTCGACAAGACCTGGAAGGGACCGGCAATCAGCTACATCGGGCGCGATGAACTTGAGGCATGTGGTGAAGCCTTTCTGGTGCAGGTTCGCCAGCAGGCGGAAAAACTGGTCAGGGAGATGGCGGCATGACGACGTTAACTCAATGCCAGCAGCAGGTGCTGGATATGCTGATTTCTTACCAGAAAGAGCGTGGCTTTCCGCCAACCAATCAGGAGGTGGCAACCATGCTGGGATACCGTTCAGTGAATGCAGCGGTAGAGCATCTTCGTGCACTGGAGAAAAAAGGCGTCATCACGATAAAGCGTGGCGTGGCCCGGGGGATAACGCTTCATACCGCGGTGAAGGACGACGACAGCGAGACGGTCGGGATTATCCGCGCACTGCTTGCCGGTGAGGAAAACGCCAGGCTGCGTGCAGCCCACTGGTTACATGAGAGAGGCCTGAAAGTATGAAGCTGATCTTGCCTTTCCCGCCCAGCGTGAACACGTACTGGCGACACCCCAACAAAGGGGCGTTTGCTGGTAAGAGTCTGATAAGCGCGGCGGGGCGAAAATTCCAGAGCGCGGCGTGCGCAGCAATAGTTGAGCAGTTACGTCGTCTGCCGAAACCAACGTCGGCACCTGCTTCAGTGGAGATCGTGTTGTTTCCTCCGGATAACCGGATCCGCGATCTGGACAACTATAACAAGGCGCTGTTTGACGCCCTGACCCACGCGGGTGTGTGGGAAGACGACAGTCAGGTGAAAAGAATGCTGGTGGAGTGGGGACCGGTTATCCCGGGAGGGAAGGTCGAGATCACTATCAGTAAGTACGAGAAAACGGCGGGTGCAGCCGCCTGATTAAGAGGAGAAACGAAGTATGAATAATCTGATGGTCATTGATGGTATTGAAGTTCGTCGTGATGCTTATGGGCGTTACAGCCTGAACGATCTGCACAGGGCAGCCGGGGGAGAACAAAAAAACCGCCCGAAATACTGGCTCTCCAATAAGCAAACCTGTGAATTGATTGAACAACTTTTCACCGAGGGTGGAATTCCGCCTCTGGAACAAAATCAACCAGTTAGCGTCATTAATGGCGGAAATAACCAGGGGACGTATGTCTGCAAAGAACTGGTGTATGCCTATGCAATGTGGATCAGCCCGTCATTCCATCTGAAGGTGATCCGTACTTTCGATATGGTAACCAGCGTACCGGAAAAATTATCCGGGCAGGCTGCTGACAAGATGCAGGCTGGAGTGATTCTGCTGGACTTTATGCGCAGGGAGTTAAACCTGTCTAACTCTTCAGTGCTTGGGGCCTGTCAGAAACTCCAGGAGGCTGTTGGCTTACCGAATCTGGCACCGCGCTATGCCATTGATGCTCCTGCTGACGCGCCTGATGGCTCAAGTCGCCCGACACTGTCGCTGAGTGCACTGCTGAAACAGTATGGTATCCGCCTTACGGCTAATCAGGCATATCACCAGATGGCGAAGCTGGGGATCGTCGAGCAGCGCGAACGATACAGCCGTACCGCGATTAACAACATCAAAAAATTCTGGTCGCTGACGGCGAAAGGCTGCATGTTCGGCAAGAACATCACCAGTCCCGCAAATCCGCGCGAGACGCAGCCGCATTTCTTCGAATCCCGATTCCCTGAGCTGTTAAAGTTGCTCGATACCGTTCATTGAGGTGACCGTGAGAGCACTACTGACCCCTGAAATAGCCCCGCGTATGGGGATCGTATTGTTCAGACCAGGTTCAGAGCTGATGCCCCTGTTTATGCAGGGGCGTGTACTGCTGGAGCCTGAGCCGGAACGTTATTCATCTTTCGCCAGTGGTGCCGTTCCCGCGGCATCACAACCGCTGGCGGATGATCCTGCTGTTCGGGCCGTGTTCCGCAATGAGGCAGTGATCCGTCGTGCTGGTGGCGTGGAATGTCTTGAAAGCTGGTTACTTCGTGAAAAAGGCTGCCAGTGGCCTCATTCCGACTGGCACAGCGAGAACATGACCACAATGCGACACGCTCCGGGCGCAATCCGTCTGTGCTGGCACTGTGATAACCAGCTGCGCGATCAGTTCACGGAACGGCTGGAATCAATGGCAACGGATAACTGTGCCCGCTGGGTGTTGTCTGTTGTGCGTCGGGATCTCGGTTTTGATGATAGTCACGTTGTGACAATGCCGGAACTGTGCTGGTGGCTGATTCGTAATGACCTGGCGGATGCCTTACCGGAAAGTGCAGCCCGTAAGGCACTGAGATTACCAAAGCCTGTTGTGCCGTCTGTCACCCGGGAAAGTGACCTTGTGCCTTCGGTTCCTGCCACCAGCATCATCCAGGATAAGGCAAAAAAGGTGCTGGCGCTGAAAGTGGATCCGGAGTCGCCGGAGTCTTTTATGTTACGCCCAAAACGTCGCCGCTGGGTTAATGAAAAGTACACGCGCTGGGTTAAGACACAGCCGTGTGCATGTTGTGGAAAGCCCGCTGATGATCCCCACCACCTGATAGGCCACGGTCAGGGGGGAATGGGTACAAAAGCGCATGACCTCTTTGTGTTGCCTTTGTGCAGAAAGCATCACGACGAGCTGCATGCGGATACCGTGGCATTTGAAGAGAAGTATGGCTCCCAGCTGGAGCTGATATTTCGTTTTATCGATCGTGCGCTGGCAATAGGCGTACTGGCGTAAGTGGAGAATGAGCATGAACCTTGAAGCCTTACCAAAATATTACTCCCCAAAATCTCCAAAATTGAGCGATGACGCACCGGCGACAGGCTCTGGTGGTTTAACGATTACGGATGTGATGGCTGCGCAGGGGATGGTGCAGTCGAAAGCACCACTGGGTTTTGCCTTATTCCTGGCAAAAGTTGGTGTTCAGGATCCTCAGTTTGCGATTGAAGGTCTGCTCAATTACGCGATGGCACTGGATAACCCGACATTGAACAAATTGAGTGAAGAAACCCGGTTACAGATCATCCCTTACCTTGTGAATTTTGCCTTTGCTGATTATTCCAGGTCTGCGGCAAGTAAGGCTCGCTGTGAGCATTGTGCTGGTACTGGATTTCATAATGTATTGCGCGAAGTGGTGAAACACTCCAGAAGCGGGGAATCTGTTATCAAGGAAGAGTGGGTGAAGGAACTATGTCAGCATTGTCATGGTAAGGGAGAGGTCAGCACAGCGTGCAGAGGGTGTAAGGGGAAAGGTATTGTACTGGATGAAAAAAGAACCCGGCTTCATGGTGCGCCTGTTTATAAGATTTGTGGGCGTTGCAATGGAAACCGGTTTAGCCGTTTACCAACCACACTGGCGCGGCATCATGTCCAGAAGCTGGTACCGGATCTGACGGATTATCAGTGGTACAAAGGATATGCAGATGTCATTGATAAACTGGTTACAAAGTGCTGGCAGGAAGAAGCATATGCAGAGACACAATTGAGAAAAGTGACAAGATAAATGATTTTCTCCGAAGATGGCGACATGATGCTTGCATTTTTCAAAAAATATGGATAAGATTTTCCCAACGATGGGCTTTGTATGTCTACCGTTGATAAGATTTAAGAACCCGCCGCTGAGCGGGTTTTTTTGTGCCTGATGTCTCATGAAACTATGAAATGGATTGGTGCGTTAAACATTTTTTCTTATTATCTTTTAGATTTTGGAGAGATGGTTAACGTCTGTATTCCAGAAACTCGATGAATATTTAATAAATTAGTTTCAATGATGCTTCTAGGTTATGAGTGTAATGAAAAAGGTATTAATAGCAGCGATAGGTTTTTGTTTAGTTGGTTGTGCAGGTATGAAATTACCTGAGTATTCGCAAGTTAAAGCAAGTCCGTATTATACAGATTGCCGTGCCTTTGCCATGGATGTTTATAAAAATGATGGATACAGCAAAATTGCGAAAACCACTATCCTTAGCATGGATGATGTGAAGGCTAGATATATTGTGACAGGGTGTGTAGTTGCTATGGGGAAAAACACTGTAGAGGAAATTAAAGCTGATCTCTCTGCTAAAGGGAGTTCTTTTGGGCTTATCAGTGGTGCTTGTTCTAGTGCTGCATGTCGGGTTGATGTAGAGCAGCAAATGAACGCTTATATACTTGGTAGTTATTATGCTGCAAATAAAAAATTCCCGGATAAAATGAAAGCAGAGTTTTAAGCAAACCTTGTTTTCGATTATATGCCGAAGATAAATGTTAGTAACGGCATAATAAGTAAATATATAGCTGTGATAGCAACCCGCCACTGAGCGGGTTTTTTGTACCTGTAAACTTGGTGCAGTACAGTAAACACGCTGGTGGACAAGTGAAAAACAGCATTTAATCAGGCCTTCTGAAGATATTGCAGTATTAATTCTGTAACGTTATTATTCTGCGCGCGGCCCTTTAGCTCAGTGGTGAGAGCGAGCGACTCATAATCGCCAGGTCGCTGGTTCAAATCCAGCAAGGGCCACCAACTGCCACTAGCTCATCAGGAAAGAGCGTCAACCCTTTAAGTTGAGAGTGCGAGGTTCGAGTCCCCGGTGGCGGTCCAGTGCCGACTTAGCTCAGTAGGTAGAGCAACTGACTTGTAATCAGTAGGTCACCAGTTCGATTCCGGTAGTCGGCACCATGTGCGGGCATCGTATAATGGCTATTACCTCAGCCTTCCAAGCTGATGATGCGGGTTCGATTCCCGCTGCCCGCTCCAGTTAGAGTCTTTCAGTCTGCGATGATGGGAAATCCCGGAGTGACTGAAAGACGTTTAAGTTATGAATGATCGCTTTTTTTGCAAAATTGCTGTGCAGAAATACTAACCTTCGGGCAGGCGATCATTCATAAGCACTCTGCTTTTATTCCGATTAACTGTGGGTGGTTTGTTGGATAGAGTGCTTCCCTTACTGTATATATCGTTTCGCCCGCTTTTGCGGGTTTTTCTTTTCAAATCCCTTTCATTTCTCAGTGTAAAACTACGCCATCCGTTATTTGCGGAGGTGAGGCTATGAAATCCATGGACAAAATTTCAACGGGCATTGCCTACGGCACCTCCGCAGGCAGTGCTGGCTACTGGTTTTTACAGTGGCTTGATCAGGTCAGTCCGTCACAGTGGGCTGCGATTGGTGTACTGGGGAGTCTGGTTCTGGGCTTCCTGACTTATCTGACAAATCTGTACTTCAAAATAAGAGAAGACAAGCGTAAGGCTGCACGGGGAGAGTAATTCAATGACACAAAAATATGAACTGATTGTGAAAGGGATCCGCAATTTTGAGAATAAAGTTACGGTAACTTTAGCGTTACGGGACAAAAAACGCTTTGACGGTGAAATTTTTGACCTGGACATCTCGCTGGACCGTGTTGAAGGTGCCGCGCTGGAGTTTTATGAGGCAGCAGCCAGAAGGAGCATCAGACAGGTCTTCCTGGATGTTGCTGCCGGGTTATGTGAAGGGGACGAGCTGTTGCCAGAAACGCGCCCCTGTTCAGAGGCGCGGTATACCATAAAAATTAACAGTTCTGATAACTCGATTAAGGGTTGTTAGCTTTTTGCAGTTGGCTTTCCAGTATCTTTCATTGGTAGCATCCTGATAAATATCCATGAGCGCAAAAATCAAATACGGCCTGTCAGCTGCTGTTCTGGCGCTGATTGCTGCAGGCGCGTCTGCTCCTCAAATACTTGACCAGTTTCTGGATGAAAAAGAGGGTAACCACACTACGGCATACCGCGATGGTTCCGGTATATGGACCATCTGTCGTGGTGCCACAATGGTGGATGGTAAGCCCGTCATACCGGGAATGAAGCTGTCGAAGGAAAAATGCGACCAGGTTAACGCTATTGAACGTGATAAGGCGCTGGCATGGGTGGAGCGCAATATTAAAGTACCACTGACCGAACCACAGAAAGCGGGTATAGCGTCATTTTGTCCCTATAACATTGGCCCCGGTAAGTGTTTCCCGTCGACGTTTTATAAGCGGCTGAATGCCGGTGATCGTAAGAGTGCATGCGAGGCGATTCGCTGGTGGATAAAAGATGGTGGGCGCGATTGCCGCATACGTTCAAATAACTGCTATGGACAGGTTATTCGTCGTGACCAGGAAAGCGCATTAGCCTGTTGGGGGATAGATCAGTGAGCAGAGTCGCCGCGATTATTTATGCTCTGGTTATCTGCATCATCGTCTGCCTGTCGTGGGCGGTCAATCATTACCGTGATAACGCCATCGCCTACAAAGAACAGCGTGATAAAAAAGTCAGTGAGCTGAAGCAGGCGACCGCCACCATTACTGACATGCAGCAACGCCAGCGTGCTGCTGATGTACTCGATGCTAAATACACGAAGGAGTTGGCTGATGCGAAAGCTGAAAATGATGCTCTTCGGCGCAAGCTTGATAATGGTGGTCGGGTGCTCGTCAAAGGAAAATGCTCTGTGCCATCCTCAGCCGAAACCTCCAGCGCCTCCGGCATGGGCAATGATGCCACCGTCGAACTCTCTCCAGTTGCTGGACGAAACGTTCTCGGTATCCGGGACGGAATCATCAGAGACCAGACAGCACTGAGAACGCTTCAGGAATATATCAGGACGCAATGCCTTCGATGATAGCGATAATTTTACTCATCATCCTTCACATCTGGCTCTGTAGACAGGGTGGTGATCACTTCTGGAGTGAATCCAGATTAAACATCTCATTGCTGATGCTTGAAGTTGAGCATCTGGCGCGCGGTAAGGGGCTGCGTTGAAATAAGAGCCAGTCATTACAAATACCAGGATTTAGCCTCGTATTCGCGGGGCTTTTTATTGCCATTACAAAAGCCACTCCCTACAGAGTGGCTTTGATAATGGCTTATACCCTACACGGGATAACTTAACTGATATCCCTTTTAACGGATAAAGGTATTCAAGCCTGACACATCATGCGCTGTATCGTCGCCGTATTCCCGTATTAACAGAGACCGTAGCCCGACGGGGAACTCCTTCTGCGAGAGTGTGCGGGAATAATCAAAAACGATGCACACCGGGTTTTTACCGCGTTTATGGTTCGCGGGTTTGTCCCTCATGCTCGCCAGTCCTGTGCGGGGGTGGAAGAAACAGGGCATGTATTCAGGAGCGTGCGACCGTGGTCGCACGGTATCTTTGTCAGGAGGTTTTGATGAAAGAGTCGCATAAATTTAATTCAATAATGGAACGATTCAGTGCTCCTGAGCGAGAGGCTTACAACATGCATTCATTGAGTGCCTGTTGTAATATCGCCAAATATTAATCAGGTGCGCGAGATGTCGGCTAATACTGACCCTGACGAAATGTGGCGCTGCTTTAATCTGAAAGATGGTGCAGACGACCTGTAGTTCGCATCCATTCCTGATTACCCTATTCAACTTGATGAGACAGAAACATGACAGCAGCTAAAGAGCAGATTGAATATGAGCTAAATGAATTCTTCGCGTCCGCCCTTGGTGATGTGTTTAAAAGTTGCCGACTGGCTGAAAGCGTATCGGATTACCAGATCTCTACTGTTAGTTTTCCAACGGAAAAAAACGCCTGGCTGGAGCTAGGTGAATTACCCGTGATTATCGAGTTGTCTAACGGACGTCGCTTTGAGATTAGTGCGTCTGAATGGTTGCAAATCACACCGCTTTAAATTAAGCCCGCAGCCCACCTTGGCTACTGGCATTCGCTAGTAGCTGGGTCCTTTCCAGCGATCCGGCAGGCTACGGGGCGGAAGGCGCGCGGGTTTTCGCTATTTATGAAAATTTTCCGGTTTAAGGCGTTTCCGTTCTTCTTCGCCGTAACCTAATGTTTTTATTTAAAACACCCTATGAAAAGAAAGGAAACGACAGGTGCTGAAAACGAGCTTTTTGGCCTCTGTCGTTTCCTTTCTCTGTTTTTGTCCGTGGAATGAACAATGGAAGTCAACAAAAAGCAGCTGGCTGACATTTTCGGTGCGAGTATCCGTACCATTCAGAACTGGCAGGAGCAGGGAATGCCCGTTCTGCGGGGTGGTGGCAAGGGTAATGAGGTGCTTTATGACTCTGCCGCCGCCATAAAATGGTATGCAGAAAGGGATGCTGAAATTGAGAACGAAAAGCTGCGCCGGGAAGTTGAAGAACTGCGGCAGGCCAGCGAGACAGATTTCCAGCCAGGGACTATTGAGTACGAACGCCATCGACTTACGCGTGCGCAGGCCGACGCACAGGAGCTGAAAAATGCCAGAGACTCCGCTGAAGTGGTGGAAACCGCATTCTGTACTTTCGTGCTGTCGCGGATCGCAGGTGAAATTGCCAGTATTCTCGACGGGATCCCCCTGTCGGTGCAGCGGCGTTTTCCGGAACTGGAAAACCGACATGTTGATTTCCTGAAACGGGATATCATCAAAGCTATGAACAAAGCAGCCGCGCTGGATGAACTGATACCGGGGTTGCTGAGTGAATATATCGAACAGTCAGGTTAACAGGCTGCGGCATTTTGTCCGCGCCGGGCTTCGCTCACTGTTCAGGCCGGAGCCACAGACCGCCGTTGAATGGGCGGATGCTAATTACTATCTCCCGAAAGAATCCGCATACCAGGAAGGGCGCTGGGAAACACTGCCCTTTCAGCGGGCCATCATGAATGCGATGGGCAGCGACTACATCCGCGAGGTGAATGTGGTGAAGTCTGCCCGTGTTGGTTATTCCAAAATGCTGTTGGGTGTTTATGCCTACTTCATAGAGCATAAGCAGCGCAACACCCTTATCTGGTTGCCGACGGATGGTGATGCCGAGAACTTTATGAAAACCCACGTTGAGCCGACCATCCGCGATATTCCGTCGCTGCTGGCGCTGGCTCCGTGGTATGGCAAAAAGCACCGGGATAACACGCTCACCATGAAGCGTTTCACCAATGGGCGTGGCTTCTGGTGCCTGGGCGGTAAAGCGGCAAAAAACTACCGTGAAAAGTCAGTGGATGTGGCGGGTTATGATGAACTTGCTGCCTTTGATGATGATATTGAACAGGAAGGCTCTCCGACGTTCCTGGGCGATAAGCGTATTGAAGGCTCGGTCTGGCCAAAGTCCATTCGAGGTTCCACGCCCAAAGTGAGAGGCACCTGCCAGATTGAGCGTGCAGCCAGTGAATCCCCGCATTTTATGCGTTTTCATGTTGCCTGCCCGCACTGCGGGGAGGAGCAGTACCTTAAATTTGGCGATAAAGAGACGCCGTTTGGCCTCAAATGGACGCCGGATGATCCCTCCAGCGTGTTTTATCTCTGCGAGCATAATGCCTGCGTCATCCGCCAGCAGGAGCTGGACTTTACTGATGCCCGTTATATCTGCGAAAAGACCGGGATCTGGACCCGTGATGGCATTCTCTGGTTTTCGTCATCCGGTGAAGAGATTGAGCCGCCGGACAGTGTGACCTTTCACATCTGGACGGCGTACAGCCCGTTCACCACCTGGGTGCAGATTGTCAAAGACTGGATGAAAACGAAAGGGGATACGGGAAAACGTAAAACCTTCGTGAACACCACGCTCGGTGAGACATGGGAAGCGAAAATCGGTGAACGTCCGGATGCCGAGCTGATGGCAGAGCGGAAAGAGCACTATTCATCGCCCGTTCCTGACCGTGTGGCTTACCTGACCGCCGGTATCGACTCCCAGCTGGATCGCTACGAAATGCGCGTATGGGGATGGGGGCCAGGTGAGGAAAGCTGGCTGATTGACCGGCAGATTATTATGGGCCGCCACGATGATGAACAGACGCTGCTGCGTGTGGATGAGGCCATCAATAAAACCTATACCCGCCGGAATGGTGCAGAAATGTCGGTATCCCGTATCTGCTGGGATATTGGCGGGATTGACCCGACCATTGTGTATGAACGCTCGAAAAAACATGGGCTGTTCCGGGTGATCCCCATTAAAGGGGCATCCGTCTACGGCAAGCCGGTGGCCAGCATGCCACGTAAGCGAAACAAAAACGGGGTTTACCTTACCGAAATCGGTACGGATACCGCGAAAGAGCAGATTTATAACCGCTTCACACTGACGCCGGAAGGGGATGAACCGCTTCCCGGTGCCGTTCACTTCCCGAATAACCCGGATATTTTTGATCTGACCGAAGCGCAGCAGCTGACTGCTGAAGAGCAGGTCGAAAAATGGGTGGATGGCAGGAAAAAAATACTGTGGGACAGCAAAAAGCGACGCAATGAGGCACTCGACTGCTTCGTTTATGCGCTGGCGGCGCTGCGCATCAGTATTTCCCGCTGGCAGCTGGATCTCAGTGCGCTGCTGGCGAGCCTGCAGGAAGAGGATGGTGCAGCAAACAACAAGAAAACACTGGCAGATTACGCCCGTGCCTTATCCGGAGAGGATGAATGACGCGACAGGAAGAACTTGCCGCTGCCCGTGCGGCACTGCATGACCTGATGACAGGTAAACGGGTGGCAACAGTACAGAAAGACGGACGAAGGGTGGAGTTTACGGCCACTTCCGTGTCTGACCTGAAAAAATATATTGCAGAGCTGGAAGTGCAGACCGGCATGACACAGCGACGCATGGGACCTGCAGGATTTTATGTATGAAAACGCCCACCATTCCCACCCTTCTGGGGCCGGACGGCATGACATCGCTGCGCGAATATGCCGGTTATCACGGCGGTGGCAGCGGATTTGGAGGGCAGTTGCGGGCGTGGAACCCACCGAGTGAAAGTGTGGATGCAGCCCTGCTGCCCAACTTTACCCGTGGCAATGCCCGCGCAGACGATCTGGTACGCAATAACGGCTATGCCGCCAACGCCATCCAGCTGCACCAGGATCATATCGTCGGGTCTTTTTTCCGGCTCAGTCATCGCCCAAGCTGGCGCTATCTGGGCATCGGGGAGGAAGAAGCCCGTGCCTTTTCCCGCGAGGTTGAAGCGGCATGGAAAGAGTTTGCCGAGGATGACTGCTGCTGCATTGACGTTGAGCGAAAACGCACGTTTACCATGATGATTCGGGAAGGTGTGGCCATGCACGCCTTTAACGGTGAACTGTTCGTTCAGGCCACCTGGGATACCAGTTCGTCGCGGCTTTTCCGGACACAGTTCCGGATGGTCAGCCCGAAGCGCATCAGCAACCCGAACAATACCGGCGACAGCCGGAACTGCCGTGCCGGTGTGCAGATTAATGACAGCGGCGCGGCGCTGGGATATTACGTCAGCGAGGACGGGTATCCTGGCTGGATGCCGCAGAAATGGACATGGATACCCCGTGAGTTACCCGGCGGGCGCGCCTCGTTCATTCACGTTTTTGAACCCGTGGAGGACGGGCAGACTCGCGGTGCAAATGTGTTTTACAGCGTGATGGAGCAGATGAAGATGCTCGACACGCTGCAGAACACGCAGCTGCAGAGCGCCATTGTAAAGGCGATGTATGCCGCCACCATTGAGAGTGAGCTGGATACGCAGTCAGCGATGGATTTTATTCTGGGCGCGAACAGTCAGGAGCAGCGGGAAAGGCTGACCGGCTGGATTGGTGAAATTGCCGCGTATTACTCCGCCGCACCGGTCCGGCTGGGAGGCGCAAAAGTGCCGCACCTGATGCCGGGTGACTCACTGAACCTGCAGACGGCTCAGGACACGGATAACGGCTACTCCGTGTTTGAGCAGTCACTGCTGCGGTATATCGCTGCCGGGCTTGGTGTCTCGTATGAGCAGCTTTCCAGGAATTACGCCCAGATGAGCTACTCCACGGCACGGGCCAGCGCGAACGAGTCGTGGGCGCACTTTATGGGACGGCGAAAATTCGTCGCATCCCGTCAGGCGAGCCAGATGTTTCTGTGCTGGCTGGAAGAGGCCATCGTTCGCCGCGTGGTGACGTTACCTTCAAAAGCGCGCTTCAGCTTTCAGGAAGCCCGCAGTGCCTGGGGGAACTGCGACTGGATAGGCTCCGGTCGTATGGCCATCGATGGTCTGAAAGAAGTTCAGGAAGCGGTGATGCTGATAGAAGCCGGACTGAGCACCTACGAGAAAGAGTGCGCGAAACGCGGTGACGACTATCAGGAAATTTTTGCCCAGCAGGTCCGTGAAACGATGGAGCGCCGCGCGGCTGGTCTTAAACCGCCCGCCTGGGCGGCTGCGGCATTTGAATCCGGGCTGCGACAATCAACAGAGGAGGAGAAGAGTGACAGCAGAGCTGCGTAATCTCCCGCATATTGCCAGCATGGCCTTTAATGAGCCGCTGATGCTTGAACCCGCCTATGCGCGGGTTTTCTTTTGTGCCCTTGCAGGCCAGCTTGGGATCAGCCGCCTGACGGATGCGGTGTCCGGCGACAGCCTGACTGCCGGAGAGGCACCCGCGACGCTGGCGTTAGTCGGTGATGGTGACGGACCACGACAGGCCCGCAGTTATCAGGTCATGAACGGCATCGCCGTGCTGCCGGTGTCCGGTACGCTGGTCAGCCGGACGCGGGCGCTGCAGCCTTATTCGGGGATGACCGGTTACAACGGCATTATCGCCCGTCTGCAACAGGCTGCCAGTGACCCGATGGTGGACGGCATTCTGCTCGATATGGACACGCCCGGCGGAATGGTGGCAGGGGCATTTGACTGCGCTGACATCATCGCCCGTGTGCGTGACATAAAACCTGTATGGGCGCTGGCCAACGACATGAACTGCAGTGCAGGTCAGCTGCTTGCCAGCGCCGCCTCCCGGCGTCTGGTCACGCAGACCGCCCGGACAGGCTCCATCGGCGTCATGATGGCTCACAGTAATTACGGTGCTGCGCTGGAGAAACAGGGCGTGGAAATCACGCTGATTTACAGCGGCAGCCATAAGGTGGATGGCAACCCCTACAGCCATCTTCCGGATGATGTCCGGGAGACACTGCAGTCCCGGATGGATGCAACCCGCCAGATGTTTGCGCAGAAGGTGTCGGCATATACCGGCCTGTCCGTGCAGGCTGTGCTGGATACCGAGGCTGCAGTGTACAGCGGTCAGGAGGCCATTGATGCCGGACTGGCTGATGAACTTGTTAACAGCACCGATGCGATCACCGTCATGCGTGATGCACTGGATGCACGTAAATCCCGTCTCTCAGGAGGGCGAATGACCAAAGAGACTCAATCAACAACTGTTTCAGCCACCGCTTCGCAGGCTGACGTTACTGACGTGGTGCAAGCGACGGAGGGCGAAAACGCCAGCGCGGCGCAGCCGGACGTGAACGCGCAGATCACCGCAGCGGTTGCGGCAGAAAACAGCCGCATTATGGGGATCCTCAACTGTGAGGAGGCTCACGGACGCGAAGAACAGGCGCGCGTGCTGGCAGAAACCCCCGGAATGACCGTGGAAACGGCCCGCCGCATTCTGGCCGCAGCACCACAGAGTGCACAGGCGCGCAGTGACACTGCGCTGGATCGTCTGATGCAGGGTGCACCGGCACCACTGGCTGCAGGTAACCCGGCATCTGATGCCGTTAACGATTTGCTGAACACACCAGTGTAAGGGATGTTTATGACGAGCAAAGAAACCTTTACCCATTACCAGCCGCTGGGCAACAGTGACCCGGCTCATACCGCAACCGCGCCCGGCGGATTGAGTGCGAAAGCGCCTGCAATGACTCCGCTGATGCTTGACACCGCCACCCGTAAGCTGGTTGCGTGGGATGGCACCACCGACGGTGCTGCCGTTGGCATTCTGGCTGTTGCAGCTGACCAGACCAGCACCACGCTGACGTTCTACAAGTCCGGCACGTTCCGTTATGAGGATGTGCTCTGGCCGGAGGCTGCCAGCGACGAGACGAAAAAACGGACCGCGTTTGCCGGAACGGCAATCAGCATCGTTTAACTTTACCCTTCATCACTAAAGGCCGCCTGTGCGGCTTTTTTTACGGGATTTTTTTTATGTCGATGTACACAACCGCCCAGCTGCTGGCGGCAAATGAGCAGAAATTTAAGTTTGATCCGCTGTTTCTGCGTCTCTTTTTCCGTGAGAGCTATCCCTTCACCACGGAGAAAGTCTATCTCTCACAAATTCCGGGACTGGTAAACATGGCGCTGTACGTTTCGCCGATTGTTTCCGGTGAGGTTATCCGTTCCCGTGGCGGCTCCACCTCTGAATTTACGCCGGGATATGTCAAGCCGAAGCATGAGGTGAATCCGCAGATGACCCTGCGTCGCCTGCCGGATGAAGATCCGCAGAATCTGGCGGACCCGGCTTACCGCCGCCGTCGCATCATCATGCAGAACATGCGTGACGAAGAGCTGGCCATTGCTCAGGTCGAAGAGATGCAGGCCGTTTCTGCCGTGCTTAAGGGCAAATACACCATGACCGGTGAAGCCTTCGATCCGGTTGAGGTGGATATGGGCCGCAGTGCGGCGAATAACATCACGCAGTCCGGCGGCACGGAGTGGAGCAAGCGTGACAAGTCCACGTATGACCCGACCGACGATATCGAAGCCTACGCGCTGAACGCCAGCGGTGTGGTGAATATCATCGTGTTTGATCCGAAAGGCTGGGCGCTGTTCCGTTCCTTCAAAGCCGTCAAGGAGAAGCTGGATACCCGTCGTGGCTCTCATTCCGAGCTGGAGACAGCGGTAAAAGACCTGGGTAAAGCGGTGTCCTATAAGGGTATGTATGGCGATGTTGCCATCGTCGTGTATTCCGGACAGTACGTGGAAAACGGCGTCAAAAAGAACTTCCTGCCGGACAACACGATGGTGCTGGGGAACACTCAGGCACGCGGTCTGCGCACCTATGGTTGTATTCAGGATGCGGACGCACAGCGCGAAGGCATTAACGCCTCTGCCCGTTACCCGAAAAACTGGGTGACCACCGGCGATCCGGCACGTGAGTTCACCATGATTCAGTCAGCACCGCTGATGCTGCTGGCTGACCCTGATGAGTTCGTGTCCGTACAACTGGCGTAATCATGGCCCTTCGGGGCCATTGTCTCTCTGTGGAGAAGTCCATGACGAAAGATGAACTGATTGCCCGTCTCCGCTCGCTGGGTGAACAACTGAACCGTGATGTCAGCCTGACGGGGACGAAAGAAGAACTGGCGCTCCGTGTGGCAGAGCTGGAAGAGGAGCTTGATGACACGGATGACACTGCCGGTCAGGACACCCCTCTCAGCCCGGAAAATGTGCTGACCGGGCATGAAAATGAGGTGGTATCAGCGCAGCCGGACACCGTGATTCAGGATACGGCTGAACTGGTCACGGTCGTGGCACTGGTGACGCTGCATACTGATGCACTTCACGCCACGCGGGATGAACCTGTGGCATTTGTGCTGCCGGGAACGGCGTTTCGTGTCTCTGCCGGTGTGGCAGCCGAAATGACAGAGCGCGGCCTGGCCAGAATGCAATAACGGGAGGCGCTGTGGCTGATTTCGATAACCTGTTCGATGCTGCCATTGCCCGCGCCGATGAAACGATACGCGGGTACATGGGAACGTCAGCCACCATTACATCCGGTGAGCAGTCCGGTGCAGTGATACGTGGTGTTTTTGATGACCCTGAAAATATCAGCTATGCCGGACAGGGCGTGCGCGTTGAAGGCTCCAGCCCGTCCCTGTTTGTCCGGACTGATGATGTGCGGCAACTGCGGCGTGGAGACACGCTGACCATCGGTGAGGAAAACTTCTGGATAGATCGTGTTTCGCCGGATGATGGCGGAAGCTGTCATCTCTGGCTTGGGCGGGGCGTACCGCCTGCCGTTAACCGTCGCCGCTGAAAGGGGGATGTATGGCCATAAAAGGTCTTGAGCAGGCCGTTGAAAACCTCAGCCGTATCAGCAAAACGGCGGTGCCTGGTGCCGCCGCAATGGCCATTAACCGCGTTGCTTCATCCGCGATATCGCAGTCTGCGTCACAGGTTGCCCGTGAGACAAAGGTACGCCGGAAACTGGTAAAGGAAAGGGCCAGGCTGAAAAGGGCCACGGTCAAAAATCCGCAGGCCAGAATCAGGGTTAACCGGGGGGATTTGCCCGTAATCAAGCTGGGTAACGCGCGGGTTGTCCTGTCCCGCCGCAGGCGTCGTAAAAAGGGGCAGCGTTCATCCCTGAAAGGTGGCGGCAGCGTGCTTGTGGTGGGAAACCGTCGTATTCCCGGCGCGTTTATTCAGCAACTGAAAAATGGCCGGTGGCATGTCATGCAGCGTGTGGCCGGGAAAAACCGTTACCCCATTGATGTGGTGAAAATCCCGATGGCGGTGCCGCTGACCACGGCGTTTAAACAGAATATTGAGCGGATACGGCGTGAGCGTCTTCCGAAAGAGCTGGGCTATGCGCTGCAGCATCAACTGAGAATGGTAATAAAGCGATGAAACATACTGAACTCCGAGCAGCCGTACTGGATGCACTGGAGAAGCATGACACCGGGGCGACGCTTTTTGATGGTCGCCCCGCTGTTTTTGATGAGGCGGATTTTCCGGCAATTGCCGTTTATCTCACCGGCGCTGAATACACGGGCGAAGAGCTGGACAGCGATACCTGGCAGGCGGAGCTGCATATTGAAGTTTTCCTGCCTGCTCAGGTGCCGGATTCAGAGCTGGATTCGTGGATGGAGTCCCGGATTTATCCGGTGATGAGCGATATCCCGGCACTGTCAGATTTGATCACCAGTATGGTGGCCAGTGGCTATGACTACCGGCGCGACGATGATGCGGGCCTGTGGAGTTCAGCCGATCTGACGTATGTCATTACCTATGAAATGTGAGGACGCTATGCCTGTACCAAATCCAACAATGCCGGTGAAAGGTGCCGGGACCACACTGTGGGTTTATAAGGGGAACGGTGACCCTTATGCGAACCCGCTTTCAGACGTTGACTGGTCGCGTCTGGCAAAAGTTAAAGACCTGACGCCCGGCGAACTGACCGCTGAGTCCTATGACGACAGCTATCTCGATGATGAAGATGCGGACTGGACTGCGACCGGGCAGGGGCAGAAATCAGCCGGAGATACCAGCTTCACGCTGGCGTGGATGCCCGGAGAGCAGGGGCAGCAGGCGCTGCTGGCGTGGTTTAATGAAGGGGATACCCGAGCCTATAAAATCCGCTTCCCGAACGGCACGGTCGATGTGTTCCGTGGCTGGGTCAGCAGTATCGGTAAGGCGGTGACGGCGAAGGAAGTGATTACCCGCACGGTGAAGGTCACCAATGTGGGACGCCCGTCGATGGCAGAAGATCGCAGCACGGTGACGGCGGCCACCGGCATGACGGTAACGCCAGCCAGTGCTTCCGTAGTGAAAGGGCAGAGCACCACGCTGACCGTGGCCTTCCAGCCGGAAGGGGCAACCGACAAGAGCTTCCGTGCGGTGTCTTCGGATAAAACAAAAGCCACCGTGTCGGTCAGTGGTATGACCATCACCGTGAACGGCGTTGCTGCAGGCAAGGTCAACATTCCGGTTGTATCCGGTAATGGTGAGTTTGCTGCGGTTGCAGAAATCACCGTCACCGCCAGTTAATCCGGAGAGTCAGCGATGTTCCTGAAAACAGAATCATTTGAACATAACGGCGTGACCGTCACGCTTTCTGAACTGTCAGCCCTGCAGCGTATTGAGCATCTTGCCTGGTTGAAAGAGCAGGAAAAAAAGGCTGAATCCAGTGGCAACCTGCAGGTGTCTGTAGAGGATCTTATCAGAGGCGGGGCGTTTCTGGTGGCGATGTCTCTGTGGCATAACCATCCGCAGAAGACAAAGCTGCCGTCCATGAATGAAGCCATTAAACAGATTGAGCAGGAAGTGCTTACCACCTGGCCCACGGAGGCAATTGCTCAGGCTGAAAACGTGGTGTTACGTCTGTCCGGAATGTCTGAGTTTGTTGTGAATAATGCCCCTGAACAGGCAGATGACGCCGGGCCTGCAGAGCCTGTTTCTGCGGGAAAGTGTTCGACGGTGAGCTGAGTTTTGCCCTGAAACTGGCGCGTGAGATGGGGCGACCCGACTGGCGCGCCATGCTTGCCGGGATGTCATCCACGGAGTATGCCGACTGGCACCGCTTTTACAGTACCCATTATTTTCATGATGTTCTGCTGGATATGCACTTTTCCGGGCTGACGTACACCGTACTCAGCCTGTTTTTCAGCGATCCGGATATGCATCCGCTGGATTTCAGTCTGCTGAACCGGTGTGAGGCTGACGAAGAGCCTGAAGATGATGTGCTGATGCAGAAAGCGGCAGGGCTTGCCGGAGGCGTCCGCTTTGACCCGGACGGGAATGAAGTTATCCCCGCTTCCCCGGATGTGGCGGGCATGACGGAGGATGACGTAATGCTGATGACAGTATCAGAAGGGATCGCAGGAGGAGTCCGGTATGGCTGAACCGGTAGGCGATCTGGTCGTTGATTTAAGTCTGGATGCGGCCAGATTTGACGAGCAGATGGCCAGAGTCAGGCGTCATTTTTCCGGTACGGAAAGTGATGCGAAAAAAACAGCGGCAGTCGTTGAACAGTCAATGAACCGGCAGGCGCTGGCTGCACAGAAAGCGGGGATTTCCGTCGGACAGTATAAAGCCGCCATGCGTATGCTCCCTGCACAGTTCACCGACGTGGCCACGCAGCTTGCAGGCGGGCAGAGTCCGTGGCTGATCCTGCTGCAACAGGGTGGTCAGGTGAAGGACTCCTTCGGCGGGATGATCCCCATGTTCAGGGGGCTTGCCGGTGCGATCACCCTGCCGATGGTCGGGGCCACCTCGCTGGCGGTGGCGACCGGTGCGCTGGCGTATGCCTGGTATCAGGGTGACTCAACCCTGTCCGATTTCAATAAAACGCTGGTCCTTTCCGGTAATCAGGCGGGACTGACGGCAGATCGTATGCTGATCCTGTCCAGAGCCGGGCAGGCGGCAGGGCTGACGTTTAACCAGACCAGCGAGTCACTCAGTGCGCTGGTTAAGGCGGGGGTAAGCGGTGAGGCTCAGATTGCGTCCATCAGCCAGAGTGTGGCGCGTTTCTCCTCTGCATCCGGCGTGGAGGTGGACAAGGTCGCTGAAGCCTTCGGGAAGCTGACCACTGACCCGACGTCGGGGCTGACAGCGATGGCGCGCCAGTTCCATAACGTGACGGCGGAACAGATTGCGTATGTTGCTCAGTTGCAGCGTTCCGGCGAAGAAGCCGGGGCATTGCAGGCGGCGAACGAGGCCGCGACGAAAGGGTTTGATGACCAGACCCGCCGCCTGAAAGAGAACATGGGCACGCTGGAAACCTGGGCAGACAGGACAGCACGGGCATTCAAATCCATGTGGGATGCGGTGCTGGATATTGGTCGTCCTGATACCGCGCAGGAGATGCTGATTAAGGCAGAGGCCGCGTTTAAGAAAGCGGACGATATCTGGAATCTGCGCAAGGATGATTATTTTGTTAACGATGAAGCGCGGGCGCGTTACTGGGATGATCGTGAAAAGGCCCGTCTTGCGCTTGAAGCCGCCCGAAAGAAGGCTGAGCAGCAGAGTCAACAGGACAAAAATGCGCAGCAGCAGAGCGATACCGAAGCGTCACGGCTGAAATATACCGAAGAGGCGCAGAAGGCTTACGAACGCCTGCAGACGCCGCTGGAGAAATATACCGCCCGTCAGGAAGAACTGAATAAGGCACTGAAAGACGGGAAAATCCTGCAGGCAGATTACAACACGCTGATGGCGGCGGCGAAAAAGGATTATGAAGCGACGCTGAAAAAGCCGAAGCAGTCCGGCGTGAAGGTGTCTGCGGGCGATCGTCAGGAAGACAGTGCTCATGCTGCCCTGCTGACGCTTCAGGCAGAACTCCGGACACTGGAGAAGCATGCCGGAGCAAATGAGAAAATCAGCCAGCAGCGCCGGGATTTATGGAAGGCAGAAAGTCAGTTCGCGGTACTGGAGGAGGCAGCGCAACGTCGCCAGCTGTCTGCACAGGAGAAATCCCTGCTGGCGCATAAAGACGAGACGCTGGAGTACAAACGCCAGCTGGCTGCACTTGGTGACAAGGTTACGTATCAGGAGCGCCTGAACGCGCTGGCGCAGCAGGCGGATAAATTCGCACAGCAGCAACGGGCAAAACGGGCAGCCATTGAGGCGAAAAACCGGGGGCTGACTGACCGGCAGGCAGCGCGGGAAGCCACAGAACAGCGCCTGAAGGAACAGTATGGCGATAATCCTCTGGCGCTGAATAATGTCATGTCAGAGCAGAAAAAGACCTGGGCGGCTGAAGACCAGCTTCGCGGGAGCTGGATGGCAGGCCTGAAGTCCGGCTGGAGTGAGTGGGAAGAGAGCGCCACGGACAGTATGTCGCAGGTTAAAAGTGCAGCCACGCAGACCTTTGATGGTATTGCACAGAATATGGCGGCGATGCTGACCGGCAGTGAACAGAACTGGCGCAGCTTCACCCGTTCCGTGCTGTCCATGATGACAGAAATTCTGCTTAAGCAGGCAATGGTGGGGATTGTCGGGAGTATCGGCAGCGCCATTGGAGGTGCTACCGGTGGCGGCTCATCAGCGTCAGGTGGTGCAGCCATTCAGGCCGCTGCGGCGAAACTCCATTTTGCGACCGGAGGATTTACGGGAACCGGCGGCAAATATGAGCCTGCGGGGATTGTTCATCGTGGTGAATTTGTCTTCACGAAGGAGGCAACCAGCCGGATTGGCGTGGGGAATCTTTACCGGCTGATGCGCGGCTATGCCACCGGCGGTTATGTCGGTACACCGGGCAGCATGGCGGACAGCCGGTCGCAGGCGTCCGGGAAGTTTGAGCAGAATAACCATGTGGTGATTAACAACGACGGCACGAACGGTCAGATAGGGCCACAGGCGCTGAAGGCGGTTTATGACGTAGCCCGTAAGGCGGCAATGGATGTTGTGACCGGGCAGATGCGTGATGGTGGTCTGTTCTCCGGAGGTGGACGATGAAAACCTTCCGCTGGAAAGTGAAACCGGGTATGGATGTGGCTTCGACTCCTTCCGTCAGGGAGGTGCGCTTTGGTGATGGTTACTCCCAGCGCGCGCCTGCCGGGCTGAATGCCAACCTGAAAACGTACAGCGTGACGATTTCTGTCCCCCGTTGGGAGGCCACGGCGCTGGAATCGTTTCTGGCAGAGCACGGAGGCTGGAAAGCCTTTCTGTGGACGCCGCCTTATGACTGGCGGCAGATAAAGGTGACCTGCGCAAAATGGACGTCGCGGGTCAGTATGCTGCGTGTTGAGTTCAGCGCAGAGTTTAAACAGGTGGTGAACTGATGCAGGATATCCGGCAGGAAACACTGAATGAATGCACCCGTGCGGAGCAGTCGGCCAGCGTGGTGCTCTGGGAAATCGATCTGACAGAGGTCGGTGGTGAACGCTATTTTTTCTGTAATGAGCAGAACGAAAAAGGTGAGCCGGTTACCTGGCAGGGGCGGCAGTATCTGGCGTATCCCATTCAGGGGAGTGGTTTTGAACTGAATGGCAAAGGCACCAGTACGCGCCCCACGCTGGCAGTCTCTAACCTGTACGGCATGGTCACCGGGATGGCGGAAGATCTGCAGAGTCTGGTCGGCGGAACGGTGGTCCGGCGTAAGGTTTACGCCCGTTTTCTGGATGCGGTGAACTTCGTTAACGGAAACAGTGACGCCGATCCGGAGCAGGAGGTGATCAGCCGCTGGCGCATCGAGCAGTGCAGCGAACTGAGCGCGGTCAGTGCCTCCTTTGTACTGTCCACGCCGACGGAAACGGATGGCGTTGTTTTTCCGGGGCGTATCATGCTGGCCAACACCTGCACCTGGACCTATCGCGGCGATGAGTGCGGTTATCACGGTCCGGCGGTCGCGGATGAATATGACCAGCCGACGTCCGATATCACGAAGGATAAATGCAGCAAATGCCTGAGCGGCTGTAAGTTTCGCAATAACGTCGGCAACTTTGGCGGCTTCCTTTCCATTAACAAACTTTCGCAGTAAATCCCATGACACAGACAGAATCAGCGATTCTGGCGCACGCCCGGCGATGTGCGCCAGCGGAGTCGTGCGGCTTCGTGGTAAGCACGCCGGAGGGGGAAAGATATTTCCCCTGCGTGAATATCTCCGGTGAGCCGGAGGCGTATTTCCGTATGTCGCCGGAAGACTGGCTGCAGGCAGAAATGCAGGGTGAGATTGTGGCGCTGGTCCACAGCCACCCCGGTGGTCTGCCCTGGCTGAGTGAGGCCGACCGGCGGCTGCAGGTGCAGAGTGATTTGCCGTGGTGGCTGGTCTGCCGTGGGGAGATTCATAAATTCCGCTGTGTGCCGCATCTCACCGGACGGCGCTTTGAGCACGGGGTGACGGACTGTTACACGCTGTTCCGGGATGCTTATCATCTGGCGGGGATTGAGATGCCGGATTTTCATCGCGGGGATGACTGGTGGCGTCACGGTCAGAATCTCTATCTGGATAATCTGGAGGCCACAGGGCTGTATCAGGTGCCGTTGTCATCAGCACAACCGGGCGATGTGCTGCTGTGCTGTTTTGGTTCATCGGTGCCGAATCATGCCGCCATTTACTGTGGTGATGGCGAGCTGCTGCACCATATTCCTGAACAACTGAGCAAACGAGAGAGGTATACCGACAAATGGCAGCGACGCACACACTCCCTCTGGCGTCACCGGGCATGGCGCGCATCTGCCTTTACGGGGATTTGCAACGATTTGGCCGCCGCATCGACCTTCGTGTGAAAACGGGGGCTGAAGCCATCCGCGCACTGGCCACACAGCTCCCGGCGTTTCGTCAGAAACTGAGCGACGGCTGGTATCAGGTACGGATTGCCGGGCGGGACGTCAGCACGTCCGGGTTAACGGCGCAGTTACATGAGACTCTGCCTGATGGCGCTGTGATTCATATTGTTCCCAGAGTCGCCGGGGCCAAGTCAGGTGGCGTATTCCAGATTGTCCTGGGAGCAGCCGCCATTGCCGGATCATTCTTTACTGCCGGAGCCACCCTTGCAGCGTGGGGGGCAGCCATTGGGGCCGGTGGTATGACCGGCATCCTGTTTTCTCTCGGTGCCAGTATGGTGCTCGGTGGTGTGGCCCAGATGCTGGCACCGAAAGCCAGAACTCCCCGTACACAGACAACGGATAACGGCAAACAAAACACCTATTTCTCCTCACTGGATAACATGGTTGCCCAGGGCAATGTTCTGCCCGTTCTGTACGGTGAAATGCGCGTGGGATCACGTGTGGTTTCTCAGGAGATCAGCACGGCAGACGAAGGGGACGGTGGTCAGGTTGTGGTGATTGGTCGCTGATGCAAAATGTTTTATGTGAAACCGCCTGCGGGCGGTTTTGTCATTTATGGAGCGTGAGGAATGGGTAAAGGAAGCAGTAAGGGGCATACCCCGCGCGAAGCGAAGGACAACCTGAAGTCCACGCAGTTGCTGAGTGTGATCGATGCCATCAGCGAAGGGCCGGTTGAAGGTCCGGTGGATGGATTAAAAAGCGTGCTGCTGAACAGTACGCCGGTGCTGGACAGTGAGGGGAATACCAACATCTCCGGCGTCACGGTGGTGTTCCGGGCAGGTGAGCAGGAGCAGACACCGCCGGAGGGTTTTGAATCCTCCGGATCCGAGACGGTGCTGGGTACGGAAGTGAAATATGACACGCCGATCACCCGGACCATCACGTCTGCAAACATCGACCGTCTGCGCTTTACCTTCGGTGTGCAGGCACTGGTGGAAACCACCTCAAAGGGTGACAGGAATCCGTCGGAAGTCCGCCTGCTGGTTCAGATACAACGTAACGGTGGCTGGGTGACGGAAAAAGACATCACCATTAAGGGCAAAACCACCTCGCAGTATCTGGCCTCGGTGGTGGTGGGTAACCTGCCGCCGCGCCCGTTTAATATCCGGATGCGCAGGATGACGCCGGACAGCACCACAGACCAGCTGCAGAACAAAACGCTCTGGTCGTCATACACTGAAATCATCGATGTGAAACAGTGCTACCCGAACACGGCACTGGTCGGCGTGCAGGTGGACTCGGAACAGTTCGGCAGCCAGCAGGTGAGCCGTAATTATCATCTTCGCGGGCGCATTCTGCAGGTGCCATCGAACTATAACCCGCAGACGCGGCAATACAGCGGTATCTGGGACGGGACGTTTAAACCGGCATACAGCAACAACATGGCCTGGTGTCTGTGGGATATGCTGACCCACCCGCGCTACGGCATGGGGAAACGTCTTGGTGCGGCAGATGTGGATAAATGGGCGCTGTATGTCATCGGCCAGAATTGCGACCAGTCGGTGCCGGACGGCTTTGGCGGTACGGAGCCGCGCATCACCTGTAACGCTTACCTGACCACACAACGTAAGGCGTGGGATGTGCTCAGTGATTTCTGCTCGGCGATGCGCTGTATGCCGGTATGGAACGGGCAGACGCTGACGTTCGTGCAGGACCGACCGTCGGATAAGGTGTGGACCTATAACCGCAGTAATGTGGTGATGCCGGATGATGGCGCGCCGTTCCGCTACAGCTTCAGCGCCATGAAGGACCGCCATAATGCCGTTGAGGTGAACTGGATTGACCCGGATAACGGCTGGGAGACGGCGACAGAGCTTGTTGAAGATACGCAGGCCATTCTCCGTTACGGTCGTAACGTCACGAAGATGGATGCCTTTGGCTGTACCAGCCGGGGGCAGGCACACCGCGCCGGGCTGTGGCTGATTAAAACGGAGCTGCTGGAAACGCAGACCGTGGACTTCAGCGTGGGTGCAGAAGGGCTTCGCCATGTACCGGGCGATGTCATTGAAATCTGTGATGATGACTATGCGGGTATCAGCATCGGCGGGCGCGTGCTGGCGGTGAACAGCCAGACGCGGACACTGACGCTCGACCGTGAAATCACGCTGCCATCCTCCGGCACCACGCTGATAAGCCTGGTTGACGGACAGGGGAGTCCGGTCAGCGTGGAGGTCCAGTCCGTCACCGACGGCGTGAAGGTGAAATTGAGCCGGGTTCCTGACGGCGTTGCCGAGTACAGCGTGTGGGGGCTGAAGCTGCCGACGCTGCGCCAGCGCCTGTTCCGCTGTGTGAGTATCCGTGAGAACGATGACGGCACGTATGCCATCACTGCCGTGCAGCATGTGCCGGAGAAAGAAGCCATCGTGGATAACGGGGCGCACTTTGACGGCGACCAGAGCGGAACGGTGAACGGTGTCACGCCGCCAGCAGTGCAGCACCTGACCGCAGAAGTCACCGCAGACAGCGGGGAATATCAGGTGCTGGCGCGCTGGGACACGCCGAAGGTGGTGAAGGGCGTGAGCTTCCTGCTTCGCCTGACCGTGGCTGCGGATGACGGCAGTGAGCGGCTGGTCAGCACTGCCCGGACGACGGAAACCACATACCGCTTCAGGCAACTGGCGCTGGGAAATTACAGGCTGACAGTCCGGGCGGCAAATGCCTGGGGGCAGCAGGGCGATCCGGCATCGGTATCGTTCCGGATTGCCGCACCGGCAGCGCCGTCGAGGATTGAGCTGACGCCGGGCTATTTTCAGATAACCGCCACGCCGCATCTTGCCGTTTATGATCCGACGGTACAGTTTGAGTTCTGGTTCTCGGAAAAGCGGATTGCGGATATCAGGCAGGTTGAAACCACAGCCCGCTATCTTGGCACGGCGCTGTACTGGATAGCTGCCAGTATCAATATCAAGCCGGGCCATGATTATTATTTTTACATCCGCAGTGTGAACACCGTTGGCAAATCGGCATTCGTGGAGGCTGTTGGCCAGCCGAGTGATGATGCATCCGGCTATCTGGATTTTTTCAAAGGAGAGATAGGGAAAACCCATCTGGCTCAGGAGTTGTGGACGCAGATTGATAACGGTCAGCTTGCGCCTGACCTGGCGGAAATCAGAACGTCCATCACGGATGTCAGTAATGAAATCACGCAGACCGTCAATAAGAAACTGGAAGACCAGAGTGCAGCGATCCAGCAGATA